CTGAGCAGCCAGGTCTTGCCCGAGCCCGGCTTGCCGAAGATGGCGGCCTTGACGCCGCGATGCTCGGCGAGGCGCTGCTCGGCCGTGATGATGGGAAGGCCCGGCATCATGACCGCACCTCCGGCTCCGGCGACCCATCCTCGGAGTCGAGCGGCAGAAACACGATGGGCGGCAGCGCATTGGCCAGTTCCGCGAGCCGGGAGGTCTTGCCGATGCCGTTTTTACCGAAGATCACGGCCTTGATGCCCCGGCGTTCTGCGAGACGCTGGTCTGCGAGGATGAGGGGGAGTGCGCCAGTCATGCCAGCACCTCACCGATGAACTCGCCATCAGCCCTGCTGCCGGTCACTGCCGTGTAGAGCGCATCCAGGCGATTTGCCTCGGCCAAGCATTCCAGCCCCTTGCGCCGCATGAAACGGCGCGCATCGTCGAGCAAATCTGGCTCTGCAATGAGATCCGGGACCGTGACATATTCTTCAGCGCTTTCGACGAAATAGGATTTCGAGCGCAGATCGCTGACAAGTGGCGCAAATGCGTCGCAGCGGTCAGCAAAATCCGTCTGGCGCTCCAGGTCACGCCGGTTGCGCAGGATCCGCTTCACCTCGGAAATGATCCCGGTGCGCAGCATCCGCATCGCCCCTTCCGCGCGGGCCTGCGAACAGGTCAACGGGAAAGCAGCCTCCATGATGTCATCGGCGATTTTTGGAGCATTGTTGCCAAGCTGGGACGCGACTTCCCAGACGCGCTCGGCAAATGCCGCTGACTGACTATCAAGCATCGAACCACTCCTTGATTTTGGTGAAACATTCCGCCCCTTGGGCGATGGCTTTGACGTCGAGGCGGTGAAACGGGCCTGCCCTGGCTTCGCGCATGCCTTCGTGAGCGAGGGCGAGGTTGTCGTCCGTGGCCCATTCGGCGAAGGCGCGGAACGTGCCGGTGACATGCTGCCAGGCTGCCTGTTCCGGCGTTGGCGGGACATAGAGCGGGTTCCGGCGGCTGGGCTTGCGCTGAGGACGCAGTCCCCGCAGAGCCGCGTCTACGACCATCTTGCGCAGCGCCGTCCGCGTCGGCTCCTCGCCGCGGGCGAGCTTTTCATCGAGGGTGCGGCGGACGATGCCGGGCTCCGCTTCCTCGGCGTCGCGGAGAAGCCGGGCATCGTGGATTTCGTCACGGCGGAGGCCAAGATCCGCAGCGGTGATTTCAACGTTGGGGTCTCCAACCTTGAACTTCCGCCCGCCACCATGCCGGGCGATCTCGCCACGCTCCTGGGCCGCGTCATACTCTGCGGCGAGCCGGCGTTTGGCCTGGGCTTCGATCTCCAGGGCGTCAGCCTGGGCGCGGTGCGTGGCAGCGATCAGATCGTCGTGTGCGGCCTTTGCGCGTTGCAGACGCGCCGCGCGCTTCGCGGTGTCATAGGCGAAGGACGCGAGTTCCCGTGCCTCCAGAACCTCCGCCGCGGTCCGCGCATTGGAAAGGGCGGCAGCAGCATGATCGACGAGCTGCGGCAAGGTGGAATCAGCCTGATTGAAGATGGCGGGGACACTCATGCGTCACCTGCGATCAGCTCGAACGTCTCCTTGCCGGCACGAACGGTGCGGGACGACTCGAAGATCGAACGGATGTGCCTCGGCCAGGAGCCGTACTTGCGCTCCGAAACCTTGAGGCTGACCTCGACATAGTCGTGCGGGTCTTCACCTTCGGCCTTGATGCGCTCGACCAGATCGGCGAGGTCACGCTGGTCCCATTCGACCTTCTTCGGAAGGTCAGCGACGACCGTGACGTCACCATCGGTGAAGCGCGCCACGCCGAAATCCTTGGCGGCATCCGCACGCGCCGCACGTGAGCGCTCGGCGTATTTCTGGGTCAGCGCGCCGTCGAGCCAGGCGATGGTGAGCTTGGCCTTGCGTAGGGCGTCCTCCGCTTCCTTCTGCAGGCGGGCGAGTTCAGCGGCCGGCAGGGCGACGATTTCGGCGATCGGCAGACGCGCCAGCGCCTCGAGCGTGATCTGATTGAGGATGGTCATGCGGCTTCCCCGGCTTTGGGGCTGCGGCGCACACCCGGGGTTGCCTGGCGAATCTGCTCCGCCTCATAGGCCTCGATGTCTTCGACGCGGTACGCGACCCGGCCACCGATCTTGATGAATTGCGGGCCTTCGCCCGTGAATCGCCACCGCTCGAGCGTGCGGGGCGATATTCTCCACCGGGTGGCAAGCTCCACCTGGTTCAAATGCCTGAGTGACAAGGGCGCAACTCCGTTGATCTGCTTTCCGCTTTGTCCGATCACTCTGGAGCGATCAGATATGCGTGCATTTTCAAGGATTTATTGAACCGCGTATATTCTCAGGGGCCAGATTTCTTGTGACATCCGCACACAGAAAACCCCGAAAATCGGGGTTTCCATCGCGTGTCCTGTGACATCGCCCGAGCAGATGTGTGACCAGGGACCGTCAGACCTGTGGCTTCACACCGGGGTCATTCCGGATGTCTCCGGCTGCGATTTCCCGACACTCAGGGTTCAGCCGATAGCCGGCACGTTCCTTTGTTTCGACAAGGGAATTGTGGTCCAAGGGAATACCGAGGCCAACAGCGAGAGGCTCAAGTTCCTTCCGGAAGCGCGTCAGCTGCTGCCGCATGCTCTGCTCGTCAATGCCCAGGCGGTTCGCTAATTGATCCGCGGAAACGAAAAGCACGTTTTGCCTGAGCTTCTTCGCGCTCCGGAACTCGCCAATAAGCGCGGATACCAAACGAAAACCGGCCCCCTTCAGCTGGTACCCCCCGTGAAACAATACACGGCCGCCGGCGTCATCGAGCGCAAAGTCGAGGACCGCAGGACTGAGACGGTCGATAGCAGCCTTCATCTCGGCGTCATAATTTGAGGGGGGCTCCACCACCACAACCCGACGGCTCGAACATGTTGCCAAAAGCGAGCCTGGCGGAGCTTCGCCTCGGGCGACCGCTTCGCTGTTTCTGGAAACCGCCGCTGCTATCACGATCTCAACCGATCTGGCCTGCCGCTGAAGCAAATCATAAAGGCGCCCACTCGCCTCTACTGCCGACAGGCCAGGAAAATGGTTCAAGGCAGATACCATCTCCGGTACCTCCGTGATAAATCCTTCCCTGGTCGTCGCCCGGATCTTCCTGAAGCGGGAAACATAACTCAGGGCCATCCGCAGGTCATCGCCTTCACTACGATCACCAAAAAACAGATCGCATCTGTAATTCGCTGCCGGATCGTGTTGCTCCATGCCTGCCGCAAGAACACCGAAGCGACGATCAATACACTGCGAGCAGAGACCACAATGCTTACTTGATCTTTCCATTGCACGAGGCCTAGTGCAACTGAAAGTCTGCGCAAGCATCTCATCTAGTCCCGCCTTACGGATCAGCTCGGTCACTTCACTTTTGGTCATCCACTGAAGTGGCGTTCTGATCTCAATCCTGCTCTCAAGGATCCAGGAGAAAAGATCCTCAAAACCACGCAAGACTCGAGGATGCGTGGTGCGCGTAGCACGACCACCGACGACATCACCGGCCAAGGGCGGATTGATGCTTACGACCCCGTTCTCATAGAACGTGAACGCGTTCTTGCCCGACAACCGAGCAACAACAACACCGAGGCAAGCAAACAGGAAGGAACGAGTACGCTGCGTGTACTCACGCGGGTTCTCGTTCTCATTGCTCACCCGGACAGGAATGTAAGACAGCCTCCGCTCATATCCCCTCCGCTTCAAACCATCAACGAGATCGTCCTGTACCTGACGGATCTTCGAGGAAGAGTAGTGTCCGACGAGCGTCAAGGACTTGCCGAGGGTCACGATATCGTTCACCGCCCCTGCAAAGGAGTCGACCCCGCCCGAAAACAGCGCCACCTCATCATTTTCTGTCGCCGACTCGATCAGATTTTCAAAATAGGGGCTGCTCGCGCGGGCCGATGCCTTTGCCTTACGGAACTCAAACTCATAGCTGTCGTCAGATAGAAATCCGAGGGTCCGACAAAGATACTCCTGAACTTCCCGACTCTGCCAGACTTCAATTCTACGCACAGGAATTCGAAAACGAAGGCTGCGGCGCCAGTTCTCACCGTAATTTGAAAGCTTCTCGGATCCGCGGCTTGCTCTCTGATCGGCGCAATACACATAAGAAGCGATCTCAAGCAAGTCTAACAGCAAGTCCGGTACGTTGATGAGCATGGCTCGACTGATGTTGTCGACGCGCAGTTTGACATTGGTCGACGGGCCATGAACATTCATGGTGATCGCATCCGGATCGGCAGAACGAGATACACCGCATTCAATCAAGAAACGCCTCAAGCCCCGCCTCTCCTATTCTCTAGTTCGATCCCGATCTTTTCGACCACGTAGGCCGAAAATCGCTTTATGTCATCTCTCGAGATCTCTCTGCCATCCTTGTAATAATTCTTACCCAACCAGTCCCTGGCAAAGGCACGCATGATAAGCGCGGACTCATCGCAGTGGCGTCTGATTGAAGAATTGAAAGTATCCATGTCTGCAATAGTCGCCGCGATTCTTCCCTCACCGACCATGTTGTGGAGATTGCGATCGACGTAATAATGAATTGTCCTCTCGACAAAGTTGGCAAAAAACCCGTGAGCAAGTCCCGCGAACTGCTCTGTTCCCTTGAGCGACGCCAACGATGCACGAACATCGGTTGCCGTTGGACTCCACAAGGATGGAAGCTCCTGTTGAACCGCGTTTGACAAGGATGACAGACCAGCTTGCCGCGCTATCTCTCCAAGATCTGTGAGACTATCATGCGAACTTCGCTGCACAGCTTCAACAGCAAGATCATAACGGATGAGAAAATCGGCTACTGAAGTCGGCGAAGCTTCCGATGCGCCAGCCTCCTTGCCGGTTCGTCGGGCATTCATCTCAGCGGCTGCCTGGGGTAACCTTACCAGCAGCCAGAGCGCCTCAATGAACCCCGGATCCTTGACCGCATGTCGCAAGGCATCTCGACTGAATTCTGTCATCTGTTGAACCAAATCAGCCGTGGGTGCTCCACCATCGATGAGATACTTCACGATTTCAGGTAACAGTCGATGTGCCGGCAATTTTCCAAGCCGCTGATGCCCCATCGCGTTTCTACCCGCGACCTATCTCTGGTGCATTTCGGATCGGCCGCGACCCACGCGACATGACTTGAGCTCCCGTGCAAGGTGGATCATCTTCGAAGTTTCACGATATCGCTTCCCCAGCGTCATGCCAAGCCGTGGGAATTGGTCATGTTCAAGACCGCGTGGCGACTGGATTTTCCATGGTGAACATTGGTGCCTCCACCGGCCACAAGAACGAGCTCTCTGGGGCCGAAGCGAATCAACTCGGCGTATTGACAAGAACAGCGCTTGATCATTCGGAGAACAGCGGTACGTTGAACCGAATCATACTGCGCAGCATTACGCACGATCATGAATGATTTCTGAGATCTTTTTCACTCACTCATTCTGCTTGCGCTCGTACTTACCTGACGTGCATTTCTAGCTCATCGACATCATATGCAAACGGTCCAGATGAGCAGCGCACCACCCCCGAACTGGACCCCGCCGGAACGCATGACGCCGTCCGAGCGCCTCGATGAACTGGCGCAGATTCTGAGCGCCGGCCTGCGGCGTATCCTGCCCGAACAGTCCAGCTCTTTATCTGCGAAAGCCCGAGACAGTTTGGTCGACTTCTCGCCCCTGATGAGCGGTGTTCACCGTCGCAAACTTCGCAACCGAGTTGGAGGGTGATGATGAAGATCGCGACGAAATTGAAGCCACAACCCCTGCCGCGGCCAGGTGAGGATGCCGGCACGGATGGCGCCGTGCTGGCACAGCTGGCGGCCATGCAGCGCCTGTCGGTGAACGAGCTCAAGGCCAAGTGGGAGGCCCTGTTCGGCACGCCTGCTCCAAACAATGCGCGGGCCTTTCTGGAGCTTCGGATCGGCTACCGCATCCAGGAACTGACCTACGGCGGACTGAGTCGCGACACCCGCCGCGTTCTGGATCTCCTCGCCGATGAGGTGGAGGGCAAGGTCGCACGAAAGGGCATGTCGGTTGACGCAAGAAATCCCCTGCCCGGAACACGGCTCTTGCGGGAGTGGGACGGGGAGGAACATGCGGTCACGGTGTTGACTGACGGATACGAATGGCAGGGCCGCAAGTACCGTTCCCTCTCCGCCATCGCCAAGGCCATTACGGGCACGAGTTGGAACGGATTTCGTTTCTTTGGCATGGGCGGCAAGAAAGGCAACCGGGCATGAACAAGCCATCCGTGATCCCGATGCCGAAGCGTTCCCGCTGCGCGATCTACACCCGCAAGTCTTCCGAGGAAGGCCTCGACATGGAGTTCAACTCCCTCGAGGCCCAGCGCGAAGCGTGCGAGGCCTATGTCGCCAGCCAGAAGGCCGAAGGCTGGGCAGCCATCCGCGAGCGCTATGATGATGGCGGCTTTTCTGGTGGCACGCTGGAGCGCCCTGCTCTGAAGCAGCTTCTCGCGGACATCGAGGCGGGGCTCATCGACGTCATCGTCGTCTACAAGATCGACCGCCTGTCGCGCTCGCTGATGGATTTCGCAAAGTTGGTCGAGGTGTTCGACCGGAACAATGTCACCTTCGTCTCGGTCACCCAGTCCTTCAACACGACGACCTCCATGGGTCGGCTTACCCTCAACATATTGTTGAGCTTCGCCCAATTTGAGCGCGAAGTCATCGGTGAACGCATACGCGACAAGTTTGCGGCGTCCCGCAAGCGCGGCATGTGGATGGGCGGCTTCATACCGATGGGCTACGACGTGAAGGACCGCAAGCTGGTGATCAACGAGACCCAGGCTGCGACTGTGCGGATGATCTTCGAGCGCTTCGCCGCTCTCGGATCCGCGTCCACCTTGGCTCGCGCCCTGCAAGCGGAGGACGTTCGCAACAAGCGCGGCAAGCGCATCGACAAGGGCTTCATCTACAAGCTGATCAACAACCGCGTCTATCTG